GAAGCATCTGATCTTTCGGTTGCAACAAACATCGGAGTTGAAGTGAAAGACCTTGGATTAGTCGGAGTACATTATACTCACAGTGTTGAGTTTGATGCTGATAATGTGTTGTTCAATGATTTAGCAGTTGCAAGACTTGAGGGAATCAGACTACCGTAGTTGTTTAATGGTGATTTGCTTAGAATTGTTTAAAACCCTCCCGTTTTCCGGGAGGGCTCAATTTTGAGTTCAACTATAACCTGGGACACCGTTTAAAAACCATTTAAACCCCATTTAAAAACTCAAAACTTTTTTTGGACGGGGTTAGATAAGGGTCGAGCCGAGATCGTGGCTTATAAGCGATTTATGGAAGAATTTTAAAAATCGGGAAAAAGCGAACAATGGCATATATAGACGAAACAATTCTTGGAAGATATATATCAAGAGATGAACTTATTAGACTAACGGATGATGAGAATTCAGGGAGTATAAATACCGAACGAATGACTGAAGCAATTAATATCGCCAGTAATGAGTTTGAAAATTATGTAAGAGATGCTTACGATATTGGTTCATTTCCAAATCCGCTGCCTGATCAATTGAACCAGATAATCTGCGACATAACAATTTACAATTTATATAAAAGGCGGTACCGTCTGGATATGCCCGAGTCGGTTATTGAAATATACAAAAGAGCAATTTTAACATTAGAGAAGATAGCTAAAGGAGAATTACAGATTAATTTGCCCAAAAAAACAACAGCAGGATTTATCAAGATTAATAAGACGGAAGATGACCGGATATTTAATAAAGACATGTTAGATAGTTTATGATTAAAGAAATAAAAGAGACAATTAAATCATTGCTTTATGAAGCTGTCAGAAATACGCTTGCACCAAACATTCAAATACCGGTTGAAATCCCGGAATCAATTGAGCAGTATAAATTAAGTCATCCTATCGGAGCTTTTTTGGTCCTTTATAAAGGAAGCTCATTCAGGCAAAAAGATGTTAAAAATATTGTCGCACAGGACAGAGACATCGAAATTATGGTTGTAGTGACTGCAAGATACAGAACTGAATTTACACCTGAGGAGTATCTCGACTTTGCAATCAATGCGCTAAGCGGCTATAAGACCAATTCTAAACGAACCGACAGAATGATCTATTGCAGCCAGGATGAATGGCTTGGTGAAGAAGCAGGTATCTGGAGTTATGCTGCAACATTTATTGTGCCGGTGGAATTCTTCCAGAGTTAGAGTAAGAGTATGAGTATGAGTTATATAAAACCAAATGCGACAAAAGTTATAAGCCAGAATGGTATTAAGTTGATAAAAAAATATGAGGGACTGAGACTTAACGCATATAAAGACCCTGCAGGTATACTTACAATCGGATACGGACACACGAAAACTGTTAAACCAGGGATGACGATTAATGACGAGATGGCCGGATTACTTCTTAAAATAGATTTGATGGATGCTGAGAATGCAGTAAGATACCTTGTGGATATTGAACTTAGTCAGAATCAATTTGATGCGTTGGTAAGTTTTGTGTTTAATGTTGGTCGCAGAAATTTTGAAAGAAGTACATTGCTCAAACGTTTGAATGAAAATAAAATACTTGAAGCAGGTGAAGAATTTATGAAATGGACAAAGGCAAGACAACCAGGCGGGCTTAAAGAACTGCCCGGACTGGTTAAAAGAAGAGCGGAAGAGAAAGCATTGTTCCTTCGGAAAGAGTAAGAGTAAGAATAAGATTAAGAGTAAGAGTAAGGAATGGAAATAATTTTAATATCATTAACAGCATTAGCCTTCATCTTATTTGCATCATTTGCAGAAGGCATCGAATGGAAGGAGCGTTATATCGCTGTTACTTATACCGAGCAGGAAAAACTTAACCGGATATGGCATTGGTTACAGTTCTTCGAAAGAGTATTTGCTGTATTGTTTGGTTTTGCGGTAGGAGCTTACCGGGGAGTTAGTTATGATGCAGCCAGGATAATTTTTGCCTGTGCAGTTTTGTTCTGGATAATTTATGACATTATAATCAATTACTATTCTAACAAAGATTTGTTTAAGCCGAGCCAGTACAGTACAAGCTGGTTTGAAAAAATTCATTGGTTAAAACCAATACTGCTTGTAGCATCAATATTATTGTTCGTTGTTGGTTGCAGCGGCACAAAAGTTATCGAAACAATAAGGGTGGACACGATACGAACAGTAAGTCCAACCATCGAAGAAATGCTTGATGCAAAAACAATAACTGACACCGTAATAATAACAAACAAAATTATTGAGAAAGATACTGTTATTGATGTCAGATATTTCCCGGTTGAAAAAAAATTCTATATTAAAGCAAAGCCGGATACTGTTATAATTACCAGATTAGATACTATTGCTCAATATAATGCCGACAAATCTGACAGCCATACATTCGTATGGTATTTTGCAATCGGACTTGTGATCTTATTCATTATAATAATCATAAAATTAAGGAGATAAAGATGAAAGTTTATTTCTGGCAGAAAAAAGAATTCTGGGCTTTGGTTCTGTTTGTAGTTAAAGGAGTTAATGCACTTACCCGCCCGGATAGTTTTCTGTGGCAGTTAACTGATTATCTGCTGCAGGTGGGTATTCCGTTGCTTTTGGCTGCATTCGGTATAAATGATGGGCTCAAAAATAACAGTCTTATGTTTCCGCTAAATAAAATCTTAGGACAGAAGGCGGATAAGAGCCAGAAATAAAGTCAAAGGTCAAAAGTCAAATGAAAAAAATTATAATAGTAATTGCATTGTTTAACATAATCGCTTGTGCTCAACCAAATACTAAAACTACAATTGAGTTTGGGATTGTTAATCCTCAGCCGGATAAAACTTATAAAGTATTTGCTGAATTAAAGACAGACACATCTTCATCCAGGCTCTTTGAAGATATGGATTATCTTAACCCGAATGTAAGCGATCTTACAATACAACTAACAAATTTCAGAACCGTTGGAGATACTTTAATTGGTGAATTTACTTTCAGTAATAAGCCATTTAAAGAATACTTAAAAGCCGGTTTAATACAGGTTAACAATTCAAATTTAAAATATAGTGGTATGACGGTAACAGGGTGGGTTGAGCTGGATATGATTGAGCCCAAACCAGGCGGATTTTTTGTTAGGAAGAAAAACAATAAATAATGTTCAGGGCTCAATATTCAATGATTAAAATAATTTTCATATTACTTATCCAGGTTTCGTTGGTTGCCCAGCAGCACTATGTTCAGATTGTGTTTAGTGAAAAGATGCAGTTGCAAACAATATTGGATAAGAATAACTACACACTTTATGATCAATCTATGCAGATAAAACCTATAGACAGAGTCGGCGCAATAAACGATAGCATTGTGGTCTTATTTGTGCCTTATCTTGATTATAAGACAAATTACCTGGTTAAAGTTGAAAATGTAAAAGACCTTGCCGGCAATTATATAAATAATAAAAACACGGCCTGGTTCAGATTCGATGGTTTCGACTTTGGCCAAGACAAACCAAATTTTAAAATAAGGAGAAAATAAAATGCCATACGCAGCAGCAGGACTGAAACAAATAGTAATGTGCAACAAAGGAACTCTGGCAACAACGCCGGTTGATCCGATTGCACTGGGCGTAAGAAAAGACGCCGTTATGACAATCAATCACTTCAAACAGGTTGAAGATTACCGCAAAAGAAAACTTCGCAATATGCTCAACTTTAAACTTGAGGGTGAAACCATGCAACCGACTGTTTTCCTCTTCAAAAAACTTCTTGACTGGTTAAACGGTAATGTTGACTTGCAGGTTGTCACACAAAACCAATCATCCAGTGCCAAAGATGTCTGGAAGTTCAATGCTGGCAATGAGCTCGGAATTGACTTTGACTGGACATACAACCAGGATGGAAGAAGTTGCAAAATAACATTTGAAAAGGCAATGCCATATAATGCCGCAGTAACCTTTATTGATGCGGCAGACAATACAACAGCGGTATCATTTGCAGGAATAACTGATGACGGTACTGATCTCGCATTATACAGAGGTGCATCCCCAGACAAGTTTGAAAAACCAGCCACATCCTCGCTTGGAAGTACATCCCTGGTAACTGTTAGATCAATGAACATTAAAACTGAGAACAAAAAATCAATTGATAACCTTTCCCTGGTTGATAATCTGATGATTACACTTGAGATGACCGGCAGAGAAGCCGCAATCGCCGACTTTGTTACGAGATTGAACAAGGGAATGCTTGATGAAGTAATTTTCCAGGAAAAAAATACCGGTACTTACTACGATAAATTTATGTTCAATACAAATGTTCTTTCACAAACCGATGAAATGGTTATAAATGACGACGAAAGGACCCTTAAAATAGTGCTTGAAGGTAGAGTGCCAATTTATGCAGTGTCATTTTTGTATGGAACTGCTAATGGTGGCGATGCCGCGGATACAAAAGGAACAACAGGCGGCACAGTTAAGTTTGGTTATTAAGATGCCTTACCCCAAATCCCTCTCCTAAGGAGAGGGACTTTTAAAGAAAGGAGAATTTATGGAGCTTAAGATAAAAATTGGAAAAGGCAATTATGCTTTGAGAACTTTCGATAAAAACGGCAACCAGATTTATTATACCTCAAGCCGTTTGAACGGGTTTAATTATGTTAATAATGAACTGGTTTGTAATGTGCCGGATGAATCAGAAACTTACCAATTAAAAGAATTAACCACGTTAAAGATTGTTTCACAAGGAGAAATTAATGCAAACGACAGAAACAAAAACATACACAATAAATCAACAGACTTACAGTCTAAAAAATAAATATACCCTGAAGGATTGGGGAAGTATATTAAAAATATTAGGGGGCATAAATCCAGACGATAATAACTCAATTGCATTGTTATTAACTGATAACCGGGTTGAAGATTTACTTGCGATTATACTCGATAAACCTGTTGAAGGTGATATTTATGAGGAAGACTTTAATGAAGTCAGCAGAGCTATCAATGATTTTTTTACGCGAAAAAAAAGTTTGATGAAAAATACAACGGGCTCTACAGTAAACTGAATGAAGAGTATGACAAGGCTTACGGGGAGCTCGAAAGGTTAAGCGAACTGAGAATATCATATTTTGAGCCCGCAAGCGTTGATATAAACCCGATATTATTTAAGCTCTCCGAAGGTGACATATCAAAAACACATTTGATTAATGATTTAGAGGTTGAGTATTGTTATGACTGGTATTACTTGATTAAAGTGCGTGAATTAAACGAGATGAGATTGAGAATTGCTGAATGGAAGAAACACACTAAATAAAATATGCTGACAAAAATCACATAAGATTTTTAAAATATCGGTTGCCGATATAACTTACAATATCCGCCAATAAAACGAAAACGAATATGGCAGACAATATAATAAAACTAAAAATAAGCATAGATAATAAAGAAGCCATTGCATCAATCCAATTAACTGATGAAAATATACAACAATTATATAAAAGTTTCAAGTATGGGCAACAGGCGGTAAATGGGTTAGAAACTTCAATAGCCAGAGGTTTTGATAATGCCAGACAAATTATTCAGGGTTTCAGGGAAACATATTCGGCACTGCAAAATATATTAAGCACCCCAGTACAGGCTGCAATAGATTTAGAACAATCAATCGTATCATTTGAAGTGTTGCTTGGGAGCGGTGAAAAAGCAACCCAAATGATTAACGATTTAAGAGAGTTTGCTGCTAAAACTCCCCTGCAATTATCTGGCTTACAAGAAAATGCAAAACTACTATTAAGTTTTGGGATTGAAGCTCAGAATGTTCTGCCATATCTAAAAATGCTTGGAGATATATCAGGCGGCAACGCTCAGAAAATGAACCAATTAAGTCTTGCATTTGCTCAAATGCAATCTTCTGGCAGGCTGATGGGGCAGGATTTGATGCAGATGATAAACGCTGGTTTTAATCCACTCCAGATTATTGCAGAAAAAACAGGCAAGTCTATTGGTGAATTAAAAGACGACATGGAAGCCGGCGCAATTAGTTCTGAAATGATTATTGAAGCTTTTAAAGATGCAACAAGCGAAGGCGGTAAATTCTATGGAATGCTTGAAAAGCAAAGCGAAACACTCGGCGGTAAATTATCAAATCTGCAGGATAATTTTCAGCAGCTTCAACAACAGATTGGAGGCACAATTGCAATTGGACTATCTCCTTTAATTGAAGAATTTAGTAAAGCAATTAATACAGTTAATGAGTTTTCGCCCGAGTTGGCAGGGCTTATAGGAACTTTGGGTACACTTTCTGCGGCAGCTTTTACACTTAAAACAACCGGGCTGCTTCCGTTAATAGGAAATTTACAGGGTCTTAAAAATATAATGCCCCAATTAAGAGCTCAGATGTCTGTTGCAGAGGCCGGAGTTGGATTGTTCCAAAAATCAATCATGGGATTAAGTACTACTTTAAAAGGACTCGCTGCCTCTATTGGCCCGGCCGGATGGCTGATACTTGGGGTAACCGCGCTTACTGCTGCAATAAATTTATTAAGCACCGCAACAGATGATTTAACTGATTCTGAGCGGCAGGTAATTGCGAATGCTGATGCTGAAAAGATAAAGTTTGAGCAGCTCACAAAAACTATCCTGGATCAGAACAAATCGCTAGAAGATCGTAACAGAGCCAAAGAAGAAGCCCAAAAGATTTATCCTGGATTTTTAGAAAACCTTTCAATTGAAAGTACAAAATATAAAGATTTGGCGAAGGCTGTCCGTGAACAAACCATAGAATTTCAAAAGTTAATTGAACTTAAAATTCTAAACCAGCGGCTCGATTTAGCTATACAGGACCTGGCATCTAAACAAAACGAAAATGTATCACCTGGTTTTTGGGATTATCTGTTAGGTGAGGCACAGCGGCTTATTAACGGAACTCCCGGGATCATAAATGCCCAGGTGAATGCAGCAATAAATCACGCCAAAAGTGTTGCTGAAGCACAGAAAAAAATAGATGAAATACTTGCTCAGATTGATGCCAAAACAAAAGAAGTTGGATCAAATAAATCGCAAGGGGATAAAAACTTAAGTGCTGAGGAGCTAAAGAAAATATTTGAAAAAAGAAAGGCAGAATTATCAGAAGCACAACGCCATAAGGAAACATTATTAAAGCTCGAAACAGATAACGATCTTATTATACTGAATGAAAAGATTAAACATTTTGATCAGATGATTGAGCTCTATAAAAAATTTGGACAAGATGTAACCACCCTGGTAAATCAAAGAAAAGAAGCAGAATTAGAACTGACAATCAAATCAAAACCACCCCAGGTAGATATAGAAGATCAGTTGCCTTTTGAAGCTGAAGAATTGGCGGATATACAATATGGTAATGTTTTGGAATATGCAAGGTTAAGTAAAGAGCAGGAACTTGAGCTTTGGCGGAAAACAGAACTTGAAAAAGTTGCAGGATATGAAAATAGTGCTGAGATGATTGCAGCAATTGAGGAAGAATATGCCAGAAGAAGAGACGAAATTCGCAGGATGGAGACACAACAGGCGCTTGATTCTTATGCTCAAATGTTTCAAAACTTATCTGCTTTATTCGGGCAACATACTGCGGCTTACAAAGCAATGGCAATCGCTCAGACAATAATAGAAACATATAAAGCGGCAACTGCCGCTCTGTCGCCTCCGCCAGTTGGTGCAGGACCTTTGCTGGGGCCAATATTGGCAATAACAACAATAGCAGCAGGTTTTGCCAATGTACAAAAAATTGCGTCAACCAAAATACCAGGATTTCAGTTTGGCGGAAGATTAAGAAAAGGTGAAGCAGGATTTATTGAAGGAATTGGTAATGAAATTATTGCCCCTGAGAAGACCTTTGTTGAAATATTTAAACAGGAGTTAAGACCACAGATATATAGCAATATGAACTATGATAACAGCAGTATCAGGGATGAGATAAGAGGATTAAGAAACGAACTTAAGAATGGAGGAATAACAGCGATTGCTTACCTTGATGATAGAGAGGCAAGGCGAATAGTTAATATGGGCTCATATTCAAGAAGAAAATCAATATTATGACAAATGTATCCCGTTAAAATAGAATTTAAGGAATACCCATCAGGCAGCTGGGAAGACTGGAGCGAATATCTGGCAGAAGTCCCCGATATTTCTATACAAGTTGAATCAGATAACCCTGGTGAAGCCGGCGCAATTACATTCGATAATGCAAGAGTTACTTTCCGGTACGAACCAGGTAACGCGGTTTATCTGAAATTTTCAATTGACTTAACGGTTGTACAAAGATATTTATTCAAAATTTCAATTCTTAGATCAGACGGTTCTTACCAACCAAAGTTTGAAGGTATTGCAGACTTTTCCTCAATACAGTGGAATGAATATGAAAATATAATTACTTTTAATGTTGTTGATAAATTAAGTGCCTTAAATCTTCTGACCGCAGAGCAATGTCGTTTAACTTTCTTGATTAAAGACAGGCTTGCATCATCTTCCCCCATATCAACCGGATATGAATTTCAATATCACAATAATTTACCAAATGCAATCTGGATCAGCGGTTATCATCCGGAAATTTACGATGATCTAACGAGTGTATTAGTTTATCCTGGTGAGGTTATAGACATCCCCGAAGTTGTTGGCGGGCAAAGTAGGATGAGGGTTATCACCAAATCATATCTCTCCCAGAGTCCTAATCATGGTAAGATCGCAAATTATGTAGAATTTACTCCATACCTAGAGCAAACAAATTTTGATGTGATTCGGTATGAATATCCGGGTTGGTTCGAACATAAGGCATATAGTTCAACATTTTATGATGTTGACATTAATAACATAACAGCAGACATTTTAACTAGCCTAGATGGTTTTAAAATAATAAAAGCATTATATAACCAGGCTTGGCCAGGGACAAACTTAATTTTAAGGCCATCTAATTTAAGTTTTAATGTACCGGCAGAATATGCCATAAGATTGATTGAAAATACCCCTTTTGGTAAAACTCCATTTGAAGCTCTTATTACATTAATAAACTCAGTAAAGCCAACCCCTGGTGAATTAAGCGGATGCTATGTCTATGTAGATTCAAATAATAATCTCGTAATTCAATCAAGGCAATATCTTACTTCAGGCACCCAGAGGACAATTGGCACAACGAAGATATTAAATCAAAAGCGGAAATATTTTTGGGATAAGCTTGCAGACGGAGCTACGGTTAATTTAAAATCCTGGGTTATTGATAAGGATACAGGGAATTACATTGAGGCAAAAGCTACGGCAACTTTAAAACCACCAGGAGCAACAGGATTTATCAAACCAAAAAATGAAATTAAAAAAGATGTTATTACTATTGAATTACCAGAACCTAATGAAGATCCAAAACAATTTTTTGCTCAAAAAGCTCTGGAACATGCTCAGGACATTTTAAACTTCTATGGTAAACGCAGAGAAACAATAGAATTCACATTTAATCTTGATGATAATACTATTGGTTGGTCAATTCTTGATTATTTATACAAAGACACTAAAAACTATTTTTTCACAAAACAAAACATTGACCCTTTATCTAGACAAATAGATATTGAGGCAGTAGAGATTTCTGGTTTTAACTTTGACCCCAGACTTACAATATTCCCATTGAGCGACACTAATCTATATAATTCATCAAGTGATTCCACAATACAATATTCAGGAGGGATAACAGGGGGCGGAACAAGTTATGTCTTTCTGCAACCACTCGAGTTAAATCTTGGGCAGGTAAAGCTCAATTATACAGATAATCTTAAATTGACTGATAATAAATTAGATACTGCCCAGCCAATTAAAACAACTAACACCCCTACATTCGCACAGGTTGTTTTATCTAATCCGGGAACAAGTACTCAAGCAGTAAGAGGCGACAGACAAATTGCAACAAGTTATCCGCTCACTGGTGGTGGAGATCTGACTGCAAACAGATCATTAGGATTGTCTTATAACACAACGAATTTAAAACTTACTTCAAATGCTCTGAATACAATTCAGGATATTGCAACAACTTCAACGCCTACTTTTGCTCAAGTTACTTTAAATAATCCCGGAACTTCAACACAAGCTGTTCGTGGTGATAGAATAATTTCAACCTCTGCACCATTAACAGGGGGTGGAGATTTAACAGCGAACAGAACTTTGGGTTTAAGTTACAATACCACAAATCTTAAACTTACTTCTAATGCTTTAAACACAATTCAGGATATTGCTACAACGAGCAGCCCTACATTTAATTATCCAAATTTTACTGCTGGGTTTAAGATTAATAATGTAGATAGTCTATTAATTTTCAGACAATTATCATATTTAAGAAATTCAGCAAGAATAACTAAAGATATTCTTGATTTTGCTATTACAGATGCCGATTACGAATATATAAAGATAAATTATAATGTTACTGGTAATATTTATTTAAAAATAAGTGGTAAATTATACTATTATTATGCTTATGAAATTATTATTGGTTTAAATGGTATTAATATAAAAAATTGTTTTGATTTAAATAATGTTTTGGAAGAGATATGGTGTGGAACAGATGATGCAAGTCAACCTTGTTTACTGCTAAGATTTAAAAAAATCGGTTTTTCAAGACACAGATATAGCTCTTATCAAATATCAGCTTCAATTCATAATTATATTGGTACAAACACACCTTTAACTGCAACATATGAGCTATTATCATCATTTCCGACGAATTATACAATAACAAAATCAATAATCAATGAAAATTTAGTTAAATCAGAAGAGTTTAGTAACAGAATAATACATAGAAATGTTTTATCAAAAGTATATACCAGTGGAACTGGTGCAATAGTTATTAAATTTGGTGGATTACCAGCAACAAGTAATCCAGTGTATTCTGTTGATATTAGTTGGGTTACTTACCAACAATATGGAGTTTATACATCTAAAAACTTGCATAAGATAAGTTTAAGTGCTTTTTGGTATAATAATGCTATTCATCAAGGCAATAGAGGTGCTGTAGGTTTTTCTTCAAACACATTATTTAGGGCTGGTTATACACCAGACGGTTATCCTTGTTTTATAATTGAAGACATTACTTATAATGCTTGGATTACAACATTTTTTATTGACACATTAGAAACACCCCTTAATTATAATTTAAAACAAACAGATGTCTATTTAGAAACCGATTTATCGAGCTATACGGGAGTTACTACATTAAATTTTAATGATGAATTCAAGGCAAATAGTATAAATTTACTTAACTTAACTGAAAATAAAATACCTTATAAGACTTCTTCTATATTATCAGACTCAATAATAACACAATATCAATCAAAAATTGGTATAGGTGTTACAAATCCAACATATACACTTGATGTTTCTGGCACAGGAAGATTTACTTCAGTATTACAGACAGATAATATTTTCAAACAGGTTGGAACAACTGGAGTAAATGAGTTTAATACCGATGTAGAACAAAAAGGTAATAAATCTTTTTATAATGCCTTTGCATCTGGTTGGACTGGAGCTGGCTGGAGAATAGATTATGGTATAACCGCAACCAATAGAAGTCATCTTGAGTTAGATGATTTAACTGTTCGTGGTACGATGAGAGTATATGAATTAATAATAAACCAAATAAGAGCAACTAATGGTAGTTTATTTGTAACATCTTCAGCTAAAGTAGCATCAAAAATAAGAACAACAGGTGATCCAGTAACATATTCAATTACTTTTGAAGATCCAGAAGGTCATGGTGTTTGTCCATTCTTAGTAAACGATATTATTCTTGTTCAAAGAGTAAGATTAGATTCTATAACTATTGTAAAACAAATTGTTTGTCAAGTTACTTCTGTTACAGGATTAAATATAACAGCAAATGTTATTTCGGAAGTAGGCGAAATAGATAAAAATGATTTAGTTGTAAGAATAGGTAATACTTCAAATACTGCAAGACAAGGCTCAGTATATTTAACAAGTGATGATTCTAATGCACCATTTATTGATATTGTTGATGGTGTAAATAGTTGGAGTGCATGGGGTAGTAGTAATAAACTAAAAGTAAGACTGGGTAAACTAACAGGAGTAACTGATTCATTTTTTGGAGTACTGAGCGGATATGGTTTGTATGCCAAATCAAATGCTTATTTAAGAGGTAAAATTTATGCTGAAGCCGGTGGATGGATTGCTGGGTGGAACATCAATGCAGCCGAACTAACCAGCCCAACTATTACTGACGGTGCCAGTAACGATGTTAACCTACAGTTAGTTGCAGATACAGGTTCTGAAGCAATAGGTATTTATCTGAACTATGATCTTCAAGTTAATGGCACTCCTTTTTTTCTGTCTTTTGGGAACTTAAAAGACGGAGCGGGCAATTATACAGGTAGATATGGTATAAGTTTTAGACAAGGGTCTGAAACTTTATTTGAATTGAGTAACAATACTTTCCAAATAGCCGGGTGGTTTTTTGACACACAAAAATTTTATAAGGGAGCTTTCATCGAATTGAATGCTTTTACAAATTCTATCGGGGTTAATTCGAACGCAGTAAAAATGTTTTATACCGGGGCAAATTCATGGGGAATTGAAGGCAGAGATAGTCTAAATAATCTCGTATTTCAGCTCGGTTCAACAAATAAAATAGCTGGTTGGAATTTTACTAATGAACATATTTATAAATTACAAAGTGGTACACCAACAACAAGTCCATCTTATGGTTTAACTATAAGCTCGACATCAACTGCTAATGTTGTTATAGCTTATGGTAGTAATTGGCAAAGATATGTTAAATTAGGTTATCAAACATCTGGTAACTGGTTTGGAATAGAAGGTACAGATGCAAATGCCAATATAATATTCCAGCTTGGCTCAACGAATAAAATAAGTGGTTGGAACTTTGATTTAACCAAACTATCAAATGATGTAGTGAGTTTGGAAGCAAGCAGCTCAATGAAGGGGCTTGTGGTTGACAGTGACAGAATAAAAATCGGGAAATTCACAACTGCCACTATCTCAAATACTTATACTGATATAACAACATATTTATTAAATGGATATTCCGGCATAAACGCATCAGACACCTGGTGGGCATCTTATGGACAAACATTACATACTCAGAGTAGTACAAGTCAAATTTATTTAAATAAATCTTCCAACACACTTTACCATTATGTAAACACAGATGCGGGGCAGCGAGCTACGGATATTGATGAATTAACCTATGGGACAATCCACCGGTTGTTTGATGATGTCAATAGAGTTAGAAATCGTAAGCTAAAGTTTGAATTCAAACTTAGAGGGATAAAATTTGCCACCGGGACATACCATAATTTGTATGGGACAGTGAATATTATTTACTTCAATTCGGGGTTTGGAATATTAAAGAGGGAACAAATTTTATATTTCCAATTACTTGAATCGAATGTGCCTGGTATTGGATACAGTAATGCTCTTGTGATTGATAAGACCGGGTCTAATGCAATTGAGTGGTTCATCCCGGCAAATATACCTGATCTTACATATCTTTATATCGAATTTATAGCAGGATTCTTGGTTGGGGGTCAATATAGAAGAGCTCTGGATTTTGAAGTAAGTGATTTAAAATTTTATGGTTTTGAGAGGGCAAAAACTCATATTAATGAAGATGGAATCGAAATTTACAATTCTGATCAAAATTATTTCAGATTTAAGGGGTCTGAGTTTATTGTGAACGCTTATGATATAAGAATAGCAGGATACCCAATTCCAAGATTTTTGGGCAAATATTCATCAGCCCCCACAACCAGCGTACAGGTCGGCGATATATATATAAATTCTACGAACAATAACATTTATATGTGCTATTCATTCAATTCAGCCACACCACTATGGAAGAGAATAAACTATAATTAGGAGAATAGAATATGAACATCAAATTATCACAACTGGTTAACTCTGTCCAGGTATTAAATAAAATTTTTAACAGTGACAAATTACCAGTTACGGATGCTTACAGGTTATCTAAATCGATAAATAAAATTCAGGATGAACTTCAGAACTTTGATAAATTCCGGATAGAACTAATTAAAAAGTATGGACAAGAAACTGGTGATGGTAATTACCAGGTTAAGCCGGAGTTTGAAGATGATTTTAAGAAAGGGATGGATGAATTATTAAACACAGAAGTGGAAATTGGTCTAAATCCAGTCACTTTAGAAAGCCTTTCAAAGGTTAATTTAAGTGCCATAGAACTAAGTTTGATAGATTATCTAATTGAGGAACAAAAAGTATGA